AACTCGTCGGCTGCACCAAGGAAGTGCTGCTCACCGATCGCTCGGTGTCCGGCACCGCAACGATCGAAGCACCCACCATCGCAGAGAAGGACTACTTCACCGCCTCCCTCACCGACGCCTCCTTGGGTGACCTCTCCTTCATCCATGGAACTACCGCTGGTAACATCGTCTCGCTGGTGTCCAACCGCGTGGACATCGGAGCGCCCAGCTACTCCGACCAGGACGGCATCCACATGCTCGCCCTGCCCTACACCGCTGTGCCCTCCACCACCGGCAACGACGAGATCCGCCTTATCTACGCCTGAGCACATCAGCAGCGCAGGTCACAGTCCCATAGCTTCGCCGTAAGTTAGATGCCTCTGCTGAGCAATCGCCGGCTGCTCCTCGCCGTAAGTGAAGCCACTTACGGTCAGGATCCGGTGCCAGGGGCATCTGCGGCCATCCTCGTCCGCGACCTAAACATCACGCCCGTACAGAGCGATTCCGTAAGCAGGGACGTGGTACGGCCCTACCTGGGCTCCACCGAGCAGTTGCTGGCCAACACCCACGTCCAATGCACATTCACCGTCGATCTGACCGGATCCGGCACACCCTCTACAGCTCCGCGTTTCAGCCCCCTACTTAAAGCCTGCGGATTCACAGAGACTTACACCTCATCCGCCATAACCGGCACAGCTACCGCAGGCGGCGTCAACACAATTACACTCGCAGCCTCAGCAAGCTCCACCGACAACGCTTACACCAACCTAATCATTCGCATTACCGCAGGTACGGGCAGCGGTAATGTCGGAATTATTACCTCTTACGTTGGTGCTACTAAAGTCGCTACTGTGCGCTACCTTAGCGGCAGCGTCACCGCAGACAATACAAGCGCCTACGCCATCGGACAGCAGTACACCTACACGCCCGTAAGCAGCGGCTTTGGCTCAGCCACTATTTATTACAACGTAGACGGCGTACTGCACCGACTTACAGGGTGCCGTGGCACGTTCACTCTAAGCGCAACCGTGGCGCAAATCCCTTCTCTAAGCTTCACGCTCACAGGCATTTACAATCCACCCACCGATACAGCACTAACATCTGTAACTTATGCCGATCAAGCAACACCCTTAGTGTTTACGCAAGGAAACAGTGGAGCTTTCTCGCTGCTGGATTACGCGGCCTGTGTCCAAGAACTATCCATCGACTTAGGTAACAACATAGTCTACCGTGAACTTATCGGCTGCAATAAAGAAGTGCGTATCGTAGATCGTGTCGTTTCAGGTACAGCCACGATCGAGGCACCTACAATCGCAACAAAAGACTACTTTACCGCTGCACTAAGCGACGGCACCCTAAGCAAGCTACAGTTTATTCACGGTAATGCTGTTGGCAATCTTGTAGGGTTCGCTGCGTCCGGTATTGACATAGGCAGTACGTCCTACGCAGAGACAGACAGTATTTTGATGCTGAACTTACCATTTACATGCGTTCCTACTGCGGCAGCTTCGGCAGAAACAGATTCCCTACTGCTTGACGACTCCCCCTTTAACGATTTTTACATCTTGGGTTACGGCGAGGCATCCAGCTCTGGGGTGGGAGCTGAGTGCTGCCTCACCTTCGCGTAACCCCGCCACCGCTTACGCGAAAAGCACCTACACTAAGCCGGTACATCCAGTAACTCATCCGAACAGCTTATGGCGTTCGTTCGCAAGAAGGTCAAGACCTTCAAGTGGCCTGTAACCATCGAAGAACCCGCTGACGGCGGCACGTTCGACTCCAGCACCTTCGACATCACCTTCAAGCGCCTGGGCCGTAAGGAGTTCGGCAAGCTCAGCGAGAAGGGCGATCTGCCTCTGCTCAAAGCCGTCGTGCTCGGCTGGAACGGCATCAGCGACGAAGACGGCACTGACCTCCCCTTTTCCATCGAAGCGCTCACCGACTTCGCCGACGACCCCTACTGGGTGCGCGGTGTCCTGAAGGCTTACACCGAGACCTTCGACGGCGCTAAGTCGGGAAACTGAAGGGTGCGGCGGAGTTCTGGGTAAGCGGAAGCACTAAGCGCGAAGAGGATAAGACCGAAGCCGACGCTAAGGTGTTCGGCTTAGTCTTGCCCGTAGACGCGCAACCAGAACCCGCCGCCCCTTACGAGGTCTGGGACGAGAACTGGGACATCGTAATGATGTTCCTAAGAATGCAGACGCAGTGGAACACCACCATGGCGGGCTACCTCGGTTTGAAATACGAGGTGCTGCTGATGCCTGGCGGCCTGATGGACCTATACTGCGTGGACGACCGCCTCGACATGCTGGAGGGCCTGCAGATCATGGAAACTGCCGCTCTCAGCGCGTTGGCTAAGGGGGAGGATAAGCAGGATGGCTAAGCAGATTGAAGATATTATTGTACGTTTAGGCTTAGAAAAGTTTGAAGGCTTAGATAAGATCCGCAGCTCGTTTCGTGACTTAAGCAAAGTCACAAAGATGTCCGAGCAGGACATCATAGGTGTCCGCGATAGTATATTTGAATTTGCTAAGACAGCCGGTAATAGTGAAGCAGTAACCAAAGGTCTTGTATCAGCACTACAAGGCTTACGGTCTCAGGCCGACTTTTGCGGCGATGCGTATAGAAGCCTAGCCGACGACATTCGACGTGTAGGCGAAGTACAACGAGGTGCTACGGACACGCTTATGGCACAACGCAATGCGTTGGTAGCCACGTTCAGCGAAACCACACGTAACGTCCGCGCCCTTGAAGAACACCGGGCTGCCCTGGTACGCATTCAGGAGCAGACCCGCGCTAATTCCAGAGCTTACGACACGCTAAGCAGCGATATTGCTCAGATCGCAGAGCGCATAACAGCAGTAACCACCGTAGCAAGGGAGCTTAACGTAGCGCTTAGTAGAGCTTTCCCGGCCACAGCAGCAGGAGTACGAGCGACACTTACGTCGATAAACGCGGGTATCGAGCTGCAGCGACAAGTAATCAACGAGATTGATCTGCGCAGCGGTAGGGAGCGCAGACTAGCTACCACCATAGAAGAACGCGCCACCGCAGAACAACGTCTTAATAGGGCACTCACCGCACAGCGGCAACTTACATTCGGTGAAAGCGTCCGCAGCGGACGCGAAGCTGTGCGCACAGCTGCTGCCGCATTTAACGAAACCACCTTAACCACAGGCTTTTATTCCGCAGAGCGCATCGGGCAGCGGATGGGCGATCTGCCCAACACTACCGCAGGTCTTAATCAAGAACTGGCGGAATTGAGCGAGCGCCTTGTAAATACCACACGCGGCAGTTCCACATACGTGGACGTGGCTCTGCGTATGGCCGAAATACAGAGGCAGTTGCGGACGGACATATTAGGTACTGCTGACGCCTTTAGACAGCTCAACATCGCAGAAAGTGGCGTACGCCGTAGAGAAGGCAAATTAGCCGGTATTCAAGAGTATTACGCAACTCAGGGACCATTAGCGCCTGGCGTTGGAGGTTACCGAGATCCCAACACAGGAGCCATGATTGCCGCTGGTGCGTACACACCGGGGCGAATCCGTGTAGACGAAGCCGCGTACGCCCGCCCCATAGGCCCGCAGCCATTCCCGGAAGCAGCTACGCAGGCGCTGCAGTCCGTTGAATCTGCACAACGATCTGTAACGGACATTTATGAGAGGGCATTCATACAGCGCACTGAATTACAAGCTAAATACAATCAAATCTATATTGACAAGGCTCTTGAAGGGCTTGAGTTAGAAGGCCAACTACGTAAGAAAGAGTTTGATACTCAGCTTGCCGACTTTGACAGGCGTATGGGCATCGCGGATAAGCGCCGAGGTCGCCGCCTAAGCGGGATGCAGCTCGCCCAGGGCGTCGGCGCGGCGCTTAGCGGTGGCATCTTCGGCGGCCCCGAGGGCCTGCTTGGCGGCCTCGGCGGCTTGGCCGTGGGCGGCGTGGGCGGCGCCTTCGCTGGCGCGGCCGCTGGTGCGCAGGTCGGCATGTTCCGCCAGCAGCTCGGTGACGTCACCGACTACTCGGCCCGCATCGACAAGTTGCAGATCGCTCTGCGGGGCATTCTTGGCTCCCAGGACGCTTACACCCGCGCTTTGGCAGCTGCTGACTCCGCGACCCGCGATCTCAATATCCCCCAGGAGATTGCGATCCGAAGCATGACCCAACTGAGTGCCGCTGTGACCGGCGCCGGTGGAACGGTTACCGACTCGGCCTTCGCGTTCCGTGCAGTAAGCGAGGCAGTGAAAGCCACTGGTGGCAACGCCGAGCAGGCCGATGGCGCCCTCCTCGCACTCACGCAGGTCTTCTCCAAGGGCAAGGTCAGCGCCGAAGAACTTAACCAAATCGCTGAGCGTCTACCCGGCACATTTGTCCTATTCGCCAAGGCGGCCGGCATGACCGGCCCTCAACTACAGAAGGCGCTCCAGGAGGGCCAAGTAGGTCTGAACGACCTAATGAAGTTCCTGCAGCTAATCAGCACTGAGTACGGACAAACGGCACTCAAGATCGCCAAGTCCAGCCAAGAAGCCGGCGCTCGTTTGACAGTTGCAATGCAAAACATGCAACTAGAGGTAGGACGCGCTCTGCAACCTCTGGGTGCCGATCTGCAAAACGCATTTGCCGTATTTATAACCGACATTACACCTGCCGTAGTCGCTGCTGCACAAGGGTTTGTGGGCGTGGCTAAGGCAATCGGTGCTGCCGGTGATGCGTTCATGGATTTCACAGCACCTGTACGGGATTTCTTCGCCACGGGAATGCCTGCATACCTACAGGTTGCTAAAGCGTTTTGGGATAGTATCGCCAACGATGTCTCTGCGTTCTGGACTCGTATTGGCAGTTTCTTCACAGGATTGCAAACAATAAGCTCTACAGCGTTAAAGGCTATCGGCATAGACGTGGGAGGGCTAGGAGATACCATGCAGATAGTGGCCACTAATGTAGGTAAGTTCTGGTCTAGC